GTGATGGCTTCAGCAACGGCGGCCGCGATGAAGTTGTCGTAGAGCTCGGCGCCCTGCGAACTATCGTCCCAGGTCACGCCATAGGACTCGGACCAATCCTTGTTCCGGGTCGGATGGTTCGATCCATCGTAGTCCACGAGATAGGGCGGATCGGTCGCGAACAAGACGGCGCGCTCGCCATTCATCAGGCGGCGCACATCGGCGTGGCTGGTGCTGTCGCCGCAAAGAAGCCGGTGGTCACCCAGGATCCAGAGGTCGCCCGTGCGCGACGCCGGATTGCGGGGCGGCTCTGGGATGGTCACAGGCGGCGGCGATCCCTTGCCCCCGGAATCTCCCTCGGCCGTTTCCGGATCGAAGGTGAGCAGCTTGTCGAGTTCACCGTCGGAGAAGCCGACCAGCGACAGATCGAAATCATCGGCCAGCAGGCTCTGAAGCTCTCCGGAGAGCAGCGCCTGATCCCAGTTGCCGAGTTCCGTGAGCTTGTTGTCCGCGATGCGATAGGCGCGCCGCTGAGCCTCGGTCAGATGGCCAAGGACGATCACCGGCGCCTCGGTCAGCCCAAGCCGCGTGGCGGCCAGGACACGGCCGTGTCCAGCGATCAGCTCACCATCCTCCGCGACGAGGCACGGCACGGTCCAGCCAAACTCCGCCATGCTAGCGGCGAGCTTCGCCACCTGATCATCGTCATGGGCTTTGGGGTTGGCGGCATAGGGCTGCAGCTTGGCCAGCGGCCAGGTCTCGATCCGCTCAGGGGCGAAGCTCAGCGTCATGAAGGGCGAGTATCCGGGTTTGTGGATGCCGCGCGGGGTCCGGATCCTGGACTCCAAGCGGGGTCCAGCGGCCACGATACGCGGTCGGAAAAAGTATGGTTTCTCAGGGCTTGCAGCGGATTGGCGCTGCGGCGCCGGGTGGTCTGGCTTCCCAAAAACCGACCCTGACGCTAGCGACGTTTCGCGCGTCGCCCGCCAGCATTGCGCAGGCGCCCGGAAGGACCCGGGCTCTTGCGGCGCTAGCGCGCTCGTCTCGCGAGGATGGCAGAAAACCTAGCCCAATCCGCCGTTTTTGTCCGTGCGAAAAGTGTCCGCACGACACTATTCGCTTTGCTTCTTACCGCTTCGCCGATTCAGCCTGCGCGATCACGTGACGCTTCGAATGATTGCGGTTGAGCCGCCGACCATTAAGCCGAAACGCAATGACGCAGAGCGCGTAGAGCCAGTGCTCATGCGCCGCAGAGCGCTGCATGCCGACTGCCCAGCAGATCGCCTTCCACCGTTCGCCATGTGCACGCATCCAGACGATCTTGCCGTCGATCGGGTCGAGCCCGACCGTCCAGCTTAGCGTTTCCTCCATGCGGCTGATCGCGGCGGGCGAAGGCAGTACGCGCATCGGCTTTGCCTCCTGTCCGACCTTGTCGGCGAAGTCGTGCACGATCTGCGGCCAGACGTTGAAGTAGCCGCGACGACGGTCCGCCGGCAGCCGCTTCAGGACGAAGGCTGCTTCGGAGAGGCGTTCCTCGACGAGGGTCGGCGTCCATTCGGTCATTGCTGCGCCTCCTTGCGTTTGGTGCGATCGCCGTAGAGCTTCTCGCCGAGCTGTCGAATCAGTTCACGCTCCGGCCAGGTCAGCCGGGCATCGTCGAGCGAGACCGCCAGCACACGCTGTTCACGCCAGCCTTCTCGTTTGATCTCGTCGGGTGTGCGGCGCTTGCCGCCATAACCGGGGGGGGCCCACTTCACAGCACGCCTCCTCGTGTCTCCATCGCCCAAAGCAGGATCGCGAGCGCATCAGCCTCATTGTCGTCGGCTGGGTTGAAACCACGACTGCGCATCGCTGCCAGGACTGCCTGTTTGTCGGCGTTACCTTTGCCCGTAGCGAAGCGCTTCACGGTGCCGACGGGGACGCCCTGGTAGGCTACGCCCTTGCGCTCGCACCAAGCGCTCAGCGTCGCCAGGAAGCCTCCGTAGATGTGCGCTGCATCAGTGCCGATGTGACGGCGGACCTCTTCGAAGTAGATCGCCGCCACGCCGCCTGTGTCTTCGGCGAGCCCCTCAAGCCAGGTCTGGAAACGCAGGTAGCGCATGCCGCCGCCGTCGTAGCGCCCCGTGCGGAACGTCATCGTGCCGCTATGCACGACCCCCTGGACCAGACCCGCCCAGCCGGTCGTGGTGCCGAGATCAAGGGCGAGGATGGTCCGGGCCGCTGGGATGACCGGCGGCGTCGACCGGAGGCCGGGCATGGTGGCGGGTGCAGCGTGTGTGCTCATGGAAGTCGATCCCTGGGGGAGGTAGCGGACGGTCGAGGGGTGGAGATGCAGGCCACGCGCGCGCGAAGCCCCTGGGGGTGGGACTGGGAGACCCCGCCTGCGGCGGTCTCCCCACCCCCGAAGGGGGTGGCTTTCACCCCCTAAACTTGAACCACCCGATAGCGCATTGATCAGATTGAGGAATTTCCAGTTTGGGTAGTTTGGAAACGCCGCATCGACCCAATCTGGTTGGAGCGAAGCCAAACTGGTCAGCGCGCAATTCTGACGGGGTAGTTTCGGAAACCCGCCCAATCTGATCACGGCGGACCAGAGCGAAGCGGCGAGCAGCCGTGTCGGAGCAGTTTCGGCGCTGCGCCCCATCTGGTTTAAACTGGGCAGAGCGCAGTCCTGCGGGATGTGCGTGAGGCCCGCGATCATGGCTCTTCGCCTTCCGGGTAGACCCACACCTGCGGGTTTTCGACCTCGAGCAGCACGCCCGTCTGGGGCGATTTGTAGTGGGTCGGCAGCACGGCGATGGTCGCCGGAACGACCTCGCCGGTATCGGGGTCGACGGCCTCCGCGCCCGTCGGCGCGGCCATCCCTTCGACGCACAGAAAGCCGAACCGGGAACGCGACGGGCCGAGGCCGTAGGGCGTGCCGTCGCGCAGGAACTTCACGAAGCCCTTCGTGGCAAGGACGTTCAGTCGCTCGCGGATCGTGTCCTTGCCGCCAAGGCCACCGCGGTTCTCGAAGGCCTCGGCGAACTGATTGATGGTGTAGAGCCGTCCTTCGAGCGCCTCATCCAGCAATACGCCGAGAATGACGTCGTGCTTTCGCACGCGCTCTGCATCGAGCTTGTCGCCCATGGCCTTGCGCACGAGACGCTCGCTGGACCGATCGATCTCGATCCAGCGTCCATTGGCCTTGTCGATGACGATCGGCTCGATGCCCGGCCCGTTGCGCAGCTCGAAATGCAGCATCCGCTCCGGTCGGTCTTCGTCGGGCCGGTGCATGATGATGCCGGAGGTGTAGAAGCTGCGGAGCGATCCTGCGCCAGAGAGCGCCATGAACGGATCCTCGATGAGCTGCTTCTTCGTGATCTTGCGTGTGTGGTGGCACAGGATCAGGCCGGCATCGGGCGCAACCGCGTCGCGCAGCGCTTCGATCCGCGCCTGCAAAAAGAAGAGCATCGCGGTGTTGTCGTTCTCACCGCCTCCCTCCGCTCCGCCATCGAAGAGGTTGCGGATCGGATCGATGCACAGGATGTCCGGCGCGCTGTGACCGTAATGCGCGCGGACGGCGGCTATGGTCAGCGCGACGCCACCCGCATCGAGCAGCATGCGGACCTTCGGCGTGGCGACGAGGTTGTCGCGTGCTGCCGCCATGAGCGCGGGGTCGATGCGGATGGCTTGAAGGCGCTCGCGCAAATAGTGGTACTGGATCTCCGCCTGCAGATAGAAGATCCGAAGCGGCCGACTTGGCGCGAAGGCAAGGAACGGTACGCCCGCCGCCATATGAACGAGCAGGCTGATCAGGAAGTCGCTCTTGCCGACCTTGGGCGCGCCGCCCAGCACAAGCATCCCGCCCGGCGTCAGCACGCGTGGCGCGATGATGTCGTCCGGCATGGGGCTGGTGTCGTCGAGCAGGGCGCCGAGCGTGAATGTCGGCAAGGCTGACATGGGCGGAGCGGAAAGCCGCTCCAGCGCCGGGCCGTGGCGTTCCTCGTGCAGCCGCCAGAGCCGTTGGGCTTCGCTGGCAAGGCGCTCCAGGGGCCAACACGGACGAAGCTGGGCGGCATTGTACTGGCAGATGGCCTCCCAGGCTTCGTCACGGCTCATGCGGCCTTCGTGGGCCATGCGCACGTAATGACCGATCGCGGCGCTCGCCCCCTGGAAACGTGTCCAGTCATCCTCGCCGCCTTCACGGACCGGCGTGGTCAGGATGTCTTTGATCGAGGGTTTTTCGGTCGCAGGACCTGGCTCGCACCCGACGCCGGCCAACGGCGGCATAGCGTCCACCAGCTCTGCAAACTCACGCAGGTGGACTTCGGCCTGCGGGCTGTGGCGGCGAATGGTGACGAGGCGCGTAAACCCACCCTTGTGATAGACGGAGCCCGCCAGTCGGATCGGCTGGTGCGCTGAGCGAAAATGCGTGTCGCCTCCGACCTTCACGGCGATGTCGCCGCGCAGCCGACAGAGCAACGCAATATCCTCCGCCTCCGCAGGCTCGCTCAGCCGCCACCAGACATGCAGCTTGTCGATGCCATCGGGGGTGCGACCGCCGCTCTCGACGATCAGCGTCGGCTCGCCAAGATGCAGGATGAGGTGGTCCAGCTTTGCGGGGATATCGCCCGCATCGAGATCGACCAGCACGGTCTGCATTTGGCGGACATCAGCGGCCTTCGCCTTACCAGCCTCGGCGACCGTGCCCGGCACTACGTAGAACGCTGCGCCCTCGCGCGCAGCCCAGCCGGCGAAGGAGATCGCCTTCTCCAGCAGGCCGCCATCAACTTCGATCCACACATTGTGCGGGCGACCTGCGATCCCCTGGCCCTTGTCGACGAACCCGCGCAGGGGAGCCCAGCCTTCGCAGTAGCCGAAGACAACGTCGAGGAAGACCGCGATCTGCTCGGGATCCGGCTCGATGTTGAACGGGTCGCTCAGCGGAGCCGCGTCGTTGAAATCGCGCCACGCGTCCAAGGAGACGATGTTGCTCTCGCTCATGTGGGCAGCCCCCAGCAGCGGTCCGCCCATGCGCACATGCGGCATTCATGGAAGTCGCGGCTCGTGGCGATGCGCGGAAGCAATTCGCCCGCGTCGGTCGCCTGCAGGATGCGCACACCGCGATCGCTCATCCGCTGTGCCAACGCTGCGTCGAACGGCACCAGCTCATGGTGCAGCTCAGCGGTGTCCTTGTTGATGGCCGTGAACAGCGCGGGGCTCTGCGAGATGCCAGGCACCTGCGCTTCCATGTAGGCTTGGTAGAGCGCGATCTGCGCGGCGTAGACGGGCTTTGCTACGACCACGCCCCGGGCAACCGTCTCGCGCCAGTTCTTCGCGTTCAT